AAATATAATTCTTTTAGGAATGTGGTTCTTGGTTCAAGTGGAACAGAAGTAACAGAATACTATACTGTTGTTGAAGCGATTTATAAAAACTATACGATACAGATTTGGATAGACGAATATCAAAATAATATAAATGTAAAATTAAAAGATGACCAGCTGTAGTCCTTTAGGTGCAACATATTTAGGGCAAGGTTATATATCAGGAAGATACTCAATTTCTCAAGAGTCATATTCTGATAGGGATTTATATATCAAAGGAACTGTACAGATTACAAGTGATAGAAGCTTATGGATACAAGGTTATATTACTCTATCAAGTGATAGAAGCTTGTATATAAGAGGTGGATCAAGTTCATCAAGTAATAGAAGTTTATATATAAAAGGTATTGAATCCAGTGATAGAAGTTTGTATATATATGGTTTTTCTCAAGGGTGGTATGAGAAAGATGAAACGGATTGGTATGGAGATACATTAGTACCGCCTAATTGTTAATATAATTGTAATGAAAAATGGCTATTGAAACGAAAAGAGGTTATGTAACAAAAGCAGAGGTTGAAACCTACTGTGATATAAATATTCTTGATGATACCGAAGCTATTGAACGAATAGAAATGGCTGAAGAAATCATTGATGAATATGTTGGTTTTCAAAGGAAGTTTTTACAATACGATTATTATGGAATTGCAGAGTCTGGAACTACAACAACATTAACTGACACCTCAAACGATAGTACAATAAATGCCTTATCTGAGAACATGCTTTCGTATTCTGTTTTGGAAATTATAAGTGGAACAAATGCTGGTGAATCGAGAATAATAACAGGAAGTTCTACGGCTGGAGTTGTTACAGTAAATTCAGCTTTCACTAGTGCTATTGATTCAACTTCAGTCTATAGAATATATCAATTAGGGAAATTTCCAAGAGAATCCGATTATCAGATGGTTGATTCAATTTATTATAAGTACATTATCGAAAAGGTAAAGAAAGCTACATTGGCTCAAGTTAAATATATGATCGAAATGGGTGATGACTTTTTCACTTCAGGTTCTGATAAGGTAAATGAGAATATAGATGGTTATTCTTATACAGTAAAAGATGGTACAAGGAGATTAGTAGCACCTAAGGCAAGAGATTATTTACATGGAATTATGAACAGAAAAGGAACATTGATCGTATGATAAATTATAACTGTTCAATAACAATTTATAATACAGAAAGTAGAAACGAATACGGAGAGCCTAGTTTCGATACGGGTTATATGACAAAGGCTAGAGTAGTTGAAAAATCTGTTGAAATAATAAATGAAAGAGGTGAAAAGGTACTTTCAGACCTAGTTGTTCATATACCATTAAAAAGAACTAGTATAGTAGTTGGTAGTAAAATATTAACTAGTGGTAAAACATACCTTGTACTATCTGTTGATAAACCTAAAAATGAGGTTGGGCATTTTAGAGATATAAAGTTGATCTGCAAGAAATATGAGTGAAGTGAAAATTATTTGGAAGCATAAGATACCGCAGGATATAAAAGACATTACAAGTAAAACAGTCAATGCCTTGTGGAAATCTTTGGAACTTGCGACTGTAATTATTGGAAATGAATCAAATAAACAAGTGCCGTTTGATGTTGGTACACTTTCTGATTCGTGGGATGTTGAATCTCTAAATGATAGGTTGGGTTATAGAATGAAGTATAGTACCGATTACGCTTCTAAAATGCATGAACACCCAGAGTACAGATTTAAGAATGGAAGAAAGGCTAAGTTTTTAGAAGATCCTATTAAGAATAACGAGGGTGATTGGATAGGTCATTATTTTGATAAATTAAAAACTACTTTGAAATGATAAATGTGGCTTTAGAAGTAGCTGAATATCTGGAGGATAATAGTATAGGAACGGTTGGTGTTGATATCTTCGTGGATTTTCTACCTGATGATGATAATAATGTAATAGCTATTTATAACACAGGTGGTGAAACTCCTGACATTGATATTCCTGTTGGCAATCCTACATTTGAAGTTTTAGTAAGGAATGAATCTACAGCAACAGCGTATTCAAAAATAACAAGTATAGTAAATTTACTACATCAGAAATACAATTTAGAGTTAATTGCTGATGGTAATTATTATTATTATATTTTATTAACTGGTGAAATAAACCTACTTGGCAAAGACGAAAAACAGAGGAGTGAATATTCAGCGAATTTTAGAACACAAACAAGAGGGAGGTGAATATGCTAAAATATGGTAGTAAACCGTACAGGGAGTTGAGGTGTCCTAACTGTAGGGCTTTGCTATGTGAGGAGTATATTTATAGTGGACGATTAAGGATTAAATGTGGCAGATGTAAGAACATTACCACGATTAACTTTAGGAGTCCTAAGAATATAATTTTAGATGAAAAATAAATGGCTGATATCCAGAATGTAAAATTGGGAGTCTGCTCAGTAAAATTCAATAATGTGGACTTAGGTCATACAAAAGGCGGAGTTGTGGTTACTTATGAACCGACTTATCATGATGTAACTGTGGATTACTATGGTGAAACAGTAGTTGAAAAAAGACTACTCGGTGAGAAGTTTACTGCAAAAGTTCCATTGGCTGAAGCTACATTAGCAAACCTTGCGATTGCAATTCCAGAGGGTACGACTTCTGGTGATAAATTAACTATTGGTTCAAGTGTTGGAGATGCTTTAAGTGATAATGCTAAGGTTTTAGTATTACACCCAATAGCAAATGAAGTAGGAAATTTAGATGATGATGTTGTAATGCACAAGGCAGTTGTTGCTTCGAGTATTGAATTACCTTTCACGAATGATGGCGAGAAGATCATAGAAGTAGAGTTCATTGCTTTGCTTGACGAAACTAAAACAGATGGTAATTATCTCGGATTCATAGGCGATAGCACTTCCTGACAATTAATTTAAGCATAGAGGGCTTTAAGCCTCGCTTATTATGGAAATAAAAACAAAGTTAAATGAAATTGAGTACACGATCAAACCTGCACCTTTTGAAAAGATATTAGGTTTAATAAACTTCATTGAAAAAATACCATCTGAATTTGCTGATATTGATACAGAAGATAAATCCAATAACATGGCTATATTTATCAAGTTAATAAAAACGCATACAGAAGATATTTTCAATCTATTGTCTGATTTTGCTGGTGTGGAAGTTGATGTTATTAGGAATTTAGATCTAAAAAGTGTGATTAGGCTTTTCAGGGTTTTGCTTGAGGTTAATGAAGTTGAAGAAATAAAAAAAGAGATAGGCGAAGTAACACAGATGTTCAAAAAAGAAACAAAGACTGGTTCTGGGAAGTAGTTGACTTATTGGCAAGTGAATATGGTTGGACAACAGATTATATTTTAAGATATGTTACTTTGCCTGAGTTGTACAAGTTACAAAATGCAATGAAAAGTAGAAAGTCGAATGAATATATATTAGAGTTACTTATCGAACATAATCCCCATACTGAAAACCCCAGTCTACTTTATAAGCAGTTGTTAAACATGGGTGGCAGTGAGATTTCTGAAACAATAGATAGGACAGGTATAGACGAACTGAAAAACAAATTAAGAAAATCTAAGTTGATACAGGTTAAACAATGAAACTTGGTGATATAACTGCAGATGTAATAGCTAATACAAAGCCTTATGAATTAGGTATGAATAAGGTTGCTTCTGTTACAGCCGAAGCAACAGTAGATACAAATAAGTCTATTGAATCTGTTGGTACTGTTTTAGGAGGTATAAAGACCATTGCATTAACAGTTGGAACTGCTGTCGTAGGTGCTTTTTCATTGATAACAAAACAGGGAATATCTGTATCCGCAGAATTGGAGTCAGCTAGGGCTGGGTTTATAGCTTTATTGGGAAGTGCTGAGGAAGCTGACGCTGTTTTAGAGAGAATTAAGAAAGAAGCAAAAGCAACTCCGTTTGAGATGACTGGTTTAACAACTGGTGTACAGGCTTTGACTGCGATCACAAAAAATGGACAAAAGGCTATTGATATTCTAATGGATGTTGGAAAGGCTGTTTCTGTAAGTGGAAAAGGTCAGGCTGAACTTGACAGGGTTATATTTAATCTGCAACAAATATCTGCAACAGGTAAGGTTACAGAAATGGACATAAGGCAGTTTCAATCTGCAATTCCTGTTTTCAATGATATATTAACTCTTTCAGGATTGACAACAGAAGAATTGAAAGATAGTGCAAATTCTGCAGAATTACTATTCAATGCTTTTCAGAAATATGGAAGTGAGGGTATAGGTGCTGAGGGTTTTATTTCACAGGCAGGTACTTGGAATCAACTGATATCCAATTTGAAAGATACTTGGAATATATTTACTGCCGATTTTGTACAACAAACTGGTGTTTTTGATCTAGCTAAGGATATATTGAAAAGACTAATTGATTTCATAGAGATAAACACACCGAAGATTATTCAATTTATAGAAAATATTAGAGGTAATTTTGATGGGTTTATGCAATCTTCCTTTATGACCACAGCGATACAGATATTTGAAACTATATGGACAGCAGTATCGGCAGGTGCGAATGACTTTTATTTAATAATGAAAGAGGTTTTTGCATTTATTGTTGAATGGTGGAATATGTATTTGAAACCTGCCTTTGAGGAGTTATGGAGTGTTCTGGCTGAAGTTTTTGGAGATGGTAGTAATGACGCAATCGCTTTCAAAGATATTATAGTAACAGTAGCAAGGGTTATCGCATACGCTTTGGGTGGTATTGTTATTGGTTTAACCGTTCTAATAACTGCCATTGTAAGAGTTATTTCTTGGGGATTGGAAATGCAAAATAAGATACAAGGTTTTGTTGAAAATATAAAAAATGCATTTCTTGCATTACCTAAGGTTGTAGAATTGACTTGGGGAATGTTAGTTAAAAAGCTACAGGATTTTAGTGGAAAAATATTAAATGCAATTACAAAACCCTTTACTGATGCCTATGCTTCTGTAAGTAAAATTGCCGAGAAAATTAAACAGTCTTTGGATAAGATAAATCCTTTTCATAGGGAGAGTCCGTCATTAATAGATAATATCACA